CTTGGAGTCGGTCGAAGCCGGAACGAATGACTAAGTTGCCGGGTATTGAATCGGGGTCCGGTAGGCGAATCTTGAGGTTGGGGCTTATTCCGCTACCGCTAATGGCTGGTGCTAATCCCTGTGCCCCACGGTCGGAAAGTTGAGTGAAGGTGCGAATGATTGTACCGAATGGTGAACCACCCTCGATTTTGTGTTCTTGCCCCGTATCGTCAATAACAGTGATACTTTCAAACTGAATTTCTTCATTTGGAATTTCAAGGATATTCCGCAACAAGTCGGGGTGACGAGCGGCTAATTGAGGGTGTGACAATTCTTGCGCTTGGATGATTGGGAACATTGCGCTGTTCGTTGACTCAAAGGTGAAACGGTTGTTGCCGTACAGTTTTTCACCAGTGGTGTATGCGTTCCCATCGGCCATTGATACACGAGTGACAAATGGTACAGCACCCAACCCTCGTGCATTTGAAGCAGGGAGGCTAAGGTTGCCACCATCCATGCGCTTCCACACTACATGTTCAACACTGAAATTCTTAGCAGGTGTGCGTTGTGCTAACTTGTACCCATTAGTGTCACCAAGCCAAAAGTCGTCATTAGTGTAATCGTAATTGTCAATTTCAGCATCACTACTACCTGTTTCCAATTCTTTTGTGATGTTTCGCAATACATCTGTAGCAACTTCAAGTTGAACGGAGCCGGGGCTAATATCGGTGTCAAAGAACAAATCGCCTGTTTCAGCAAAACAAGGTTCAGCGTTAAACAAGTTGGTATCTTGGTCACCGGTCAGTGCGGTGTGTAAGACATAAGCACCGTTTGGTACATCAGCGGTAGGGGTAGCGGTTCCTGTAGCAATCAACGCTTCAACATTCGGACCAGCATTAGCAGGTGCGATATATCGTTCAGCATCGTGGAACCGCTCATCCCATCGTGTAGTACCAGCGAATGCGATAGCAGTATTGGGGTGTACACCAACAGCGGTCTTGTTGACAACAACCAACCAATCACCAGTTGCAGTTATACCGTCACGGTCAGTCTTGGCTACAAGAGCCAGTTCACTTTCGTTGCTAATGACAAGCATTGCTCGGCTAAAGACACCTTGTTGGTGGTGTAGTTTTGGATTGAGTACAAAGTTTGTATCTGTGTCCGTTTCACGCATGTGTGCTGGTTTAGCACTGAAAATATCCTTTGTACTTTCAACATCAGTAAAGTCGTAAGTGGTGTACCAATTTGATGCATCTGTATAATCAACAGCCAAACCAATGTTCCAAGTGTACGGGGTGGTGAGAGCAACATCGTATGATGTATTCGATGCTTCTTGTCCGTTGACTCTTGGGCTTGATTCGGGACTGTTGTACATTGGGTATGAACTTGGTAAGTGACCTAATGTACTCATACATGAGGCTGATGAGCCGTATGGGGTGAAGCCCATCTTAGGATGCCAAGCACCCTTTCCGGCGGCGTAAAGATTGGTAGTGAAAGTGAGTGTACGAGGCGCATCTCGTTCTGCATTAGCACTTAATTCAAACGCTACGCTACTGGTGATACTACGAACATAAGCACCAGTAGGGATATTTGTACCACTTACTAACATACCAACTTTGAGTTTTGCTGTTGAGGTCATTGTTATTGTAGCATCGTTATTGGTTAGAACACAAGAACTGGTGAATGTACTGGTATCGACCTTGAGCGAGTTGAGGTAGGAATAACGCTCTCCCGCCCATCCTACGGCTCCTACAGGGCGTGTGCGGTCAATAGCATCCACCAGCCCACTCCTACAGGGCGTGTGCGGTCAATAGCATCCACCAGCCCACCAAAGTGTGCTTGGGTCATGTGACTACGAGGTGTTTCGTTTTCGTTATTGAAGCGGTGAACACCAGCCTTTGACCATACATACAATTGAGATGGAAGTGGATATTGGATAGGTTCGGGTATGCCACCTTCCGGGTCGGGGTCGATTGTGTGACCCGGACTTGGGTAAGTCAAAGTAGCACCTTGACATTTATTGTACCATGTCATACGGTCTTCGAGTATGGGTAATCCACCGATGCGATTTGGTGCAAGATAAAATCGAACTTTGAAAGTACCACTGTCATTGAATACCTCTCGGCTATGATAACAACCCCATGTTGGTCCAGCGTGATAACTTGGGTTAGTGTGGTCACCGGCTGTGTGGTCACGACCACCAGTAGGTGTACGCACCCACCCACTCATAGGTATCTGTTCTAATTCTTCTTGAGTAGCACCGCTGATACTCGCTTGAATGTAATTTCTTGAGTTGGTGCTTGATAAATTTCCAGCATAAAGATTACCAATCAGCGTATCTGCATTAACTGTTGGTCCTGTACTTGCGGCATTGGTGTACCCTTCAAATGCCATTTCAACCCAACCGTAGCGGTCTTGTCGGGATGCATTGCCCATAGATGGTAGGAATGTACCACCCATTGCTTTGAGTGCGCCTTTACCGGGGTTTTCGTTGATTGCTTGACCGATGATAGTCGCCAGTTCTTCGCCATTTTGACAGCGTGTACCGTCAACTACAATATAATCAGTGTCAAAGTTAAGTGCAGTTTCGCTGTTCGCACCTTCAAGGATGGTTTTACCCATTACTCCCGATACACGATAAGCGGTGGCGTTGACTTGGTTCCACGCCTCTAACGCATAGCGGTAGTTGCTGTTTGGATTTGGTGGGTTGAAGGAAACTTGGTTGTCCAACCACGAACCGCCGGGGTGGTAGCCTCCGTCCATGTGGAAGGTCATATCTGCACTCATAGCAATACCATAGTAGGCAATTGCACTGTGTTTGTACGGGTGGGCCTTCCAATAATCTCCTTTATTATCACTGGTAATTTTACCACTTGTTGGGTTAGTAAATACCTCACCATAGTGGGAACCGTGTTCGGGTCGCTGTTGTATGTAGCCCACATTTGGAATACCCTGCGGCGGTGACCAGTTGAGCGTGGTGCGCCAGTGATAGCGGTTTCTTGCGGTTTGGTAAGCCGAATCGGGTGGGCCGTACAAATTGTCACTGTTGGTAATTTCATTTGGTAAGAACTTACTATGAGGTACTTTACTCCAAGTGTTACCAGTAGTGACGACATATCCGGGGTGTGGCTCGACAGCCGCATTGGAGTTGTCGTCTTCGGTGAATGGGAATGCTTGACCGGGGCCATAGATGAGGTAGGTGGTCTTGTTTTCAATGTAATTGAATGTTAAAGTACCGTTTGAAACCGAGCCGCCAGTAGTAGCCACCGATAACTCAAATGTAGTAGCGTTGGTGATGGATGCTACTGTAGCACCATCGGGAATGCCTGTACCGGTGACCGTCATTCCTACAACAAGTTGGGCTGTTCCCGGTGAATCCATTGTAATCGTTGAGTCATTGTTATAATCACAGGTTGCATCAACGATAGGCTGGCTGTCGTGGTAGCGGGCGGTAGGATGAGCAAAGCGAAGCACCAACGGTACAGGCTGTTGGCGAACAATACCTGCGGCGTATCTTGCTCGTACATCACCAGCCGCCGCCGCATTGAGTAAAGTGAAGTCGGCATCCAAATTGCCGCCCCGTAGGTCGGGCGATAGGATGCTGTTCTTGTTAGACACCGGACTGTTGATTGAGCCTCGGTGTTGATTGAGTAGGGCTGTACCGGGGAAGAAAGCGAGCAGTGCATTACAATCCACCATAGCGAATGACCCGCTGATTTCATTGGCGTTTTGAATACCAGCAGTACCAGTAGGTCCACCGGAGTAAGGATGGGTATAGAATGACGAGTAATCGTTTTGTGTACCATCGTTAATGTCAAGCGTGACACCACTGAATCCACCACCGAAGTACAATGGTATGCTGTGGTCTATGCTGTCCCTCGCACCACGGAAGTAAATGATAGGCTCACTGTCAACGCTACCGTGTGAACGATAACCACATATAGCCTCGAACTCTATGTTGGCAAAATTAGTTTGACTGAAACGAGTGAGTACGAAATCATCATTGATGTTTTGATAGAAATGAGTCTTCCAATGGCTATGTCCGTCACCATAGGGGTTTGTTAAAGAGGTGTGAGAAGTAGCACCCTTGATTGATTCTAACCCTGCTACTCCAATTCCTGTAGCAGTAGGGTATCGGAATGTCATTATCTCACCAAATGAAGGGGCTTTGGCGTGAGTGTCGGCATCATCAGCATCACCCAAAGCATCTGCTTCTTGTCCAGCGGGAATCATAACATGTGCAATTTTATTGGTTTTTGAAAGGAATACATTGCCGGAGTGAGTGTATGATTCAAACAATAAAATTGGATTATTTAAACAAGGCAGAATATGGTCGCCATTTATTGAAGTGTAATCTTCTCCTTTGAGGTTTCTTCGCCAAGAATTAACTGATACGGGGGTGTTAGCCGAATCAACCAAGACAGGTGTGGCTGTATTTGCATTATAACCTCGACCCTTACTTCGTAATTGTAGTACAGTGTATGGGAGGTAGCCTACATCCATTCGACGGTTTGCATCAAGTTCATTATCACTGTATGGTTTGTTGATTGCATCGGTGGATGTAATAGCCCAACCAGCAGTAGTAGGTTTGAGAGTTGTGTATTCACCGTATTCAAGATGAGCGGCATGAATGCCCCAATCTTTGTGAATCGTAGCCTCAAACATATTTGCAAGGGGTTTTGTGTTTCTATAGGGATTATGTGCCCGTATTTTGATAGCGTCACCGGCTACTCCCCATCGTCCGAATGTTCTTCCATCAGCGGCATACATTTCTCGACAATCAAAGTTGAGTGTGCTACTTGGGCTGGTATGGTTAATCGCCGCCGCTGTCACAGCCGCCATCAATTCATCAGTCACAAGTGTTGTCCAGTTAATTCGTGGTGAAAGTAAAACACGCATTGAGTTATTGCTTGCGTGAGGTTGCTCTCTTGCCGCATCATGAATTTCAGTTCCTTCGGCGGTGTTTGCAACATAGTGCGAAGAGGTAAAAACATCACCGCTTACACCATAGAAAATATGTGTACCATCATTATCATTTTGACTACGATGAGTGTAAGAAAAGGTATTCCCAACAGCCCCCGGTGCTGTAGTACCAGTGAAGGGGTCGTTAATTTGAATCAAGCCGTTTGTTTTAGGGAACCCAAGATAACCAAGTACATCGGGGTGATTACCTACTACTCCGTCACCAACAGTACCAGTGTCAAACGGTGGATGAAGTACGACAGTAAGTTGACTCGATGTGAGTGTAATACTTGCATCAATACCAACAGAAGGCGCAGGTACGCCATTCCAGCGATTACCACGGTATGATGCTTCTGTAAGTACACCCGTGGTATCAATTCGACCAGTAGCATCACCAAATCCAAGCATGTGATTACCAATGGTAAGTCCACCCTGCCCTACATCTCGGTCATCGAAATACACACATATTTCATTGTCGAGAGTAGGGGGTAAGGCTGTATTATCATTGCTAAAGTTGTCACCCATTCTGCGATAAATGAACCTCACGCCGTATGTATTTCCACGATGGTCTTCAAATTGGAATCCATACAGTTGTGAGTCACCCACATTATCAACTTGAGAATCAGTGACATAACCGGAGTAATTGGGAATTGGTGATGTATCTGCATCGTTTGTAGTAATTGCATCGGAGTATCGAGTGTCGAATTTTCTATTACCTCGTTCACCAAGACCCCATACACCAGCATCGGGGGCAAAACCCGGAATCCCACTGGCGACCATACCACCAAAGTTGACTCGACCAAACGCTTGAGTTCCTGTCCTCAATCCCTCAACAAGAGTTTTTGATGGGCTTTGAGATTCAAATGATTCATCATTGATTGTGTTTGCAATCATACCACTACCATTGAAAGCCGATATGCTACGCTTTTGATTATTTGATAGGTTGCTCTTTCTTGTAGCAAAATCACCATTGCTTAGGAAATTATCATCAGCATCTTCTTGCGTGACATATTCCCGTAGTGTAGTGATTGGAGCAAATGGCCTACCGTGTTTGTTGATAGGCATAGGCGCAGGGTGCATGTTCTCACCGGTAGTTTCGTCGGGTTGACACCAAAAGTTTCGGAATCGCCCACCGTGTCCAACAAGGAATTGAGGTTTGTATTGCGATTGACCCTTACTGTTGTCCAACCATGTACAGAAATTGCGACCACTGGCTCCGGGTACGGTGGAGTGAATAACAATTGAATGTCCTGTGTTTCCATCAAGGTCTTCAACAACACGCCCCAAGTGTGCCCGCAAGTACCCCATGTGACTACCACGGTTTTGTGTATCAAGTGCTTCATCAGCAAACCACCACGGTGCAGGGTCAAATATCGAACCCGTATCGGAATCCTTTGCACCGGTAGTAAGTGCATTCTTGGCTCCACCTTGATTGATAAGACGAACAATTTCTCTTGCGGCGGCTTCAATATCAGTGACACCTTCTTTGATACCTACTTCACCACAGTCGATGGTAAGACGGCGCACGAAATCCATATTGGTCCAATGTTCAAGGTGTTGCAAACGATTTTCTCTATGGTCTGCAAGTGCGAGTGCTTGGGAACGAATACCCTTCAAGCAAAGGAATGCGGAGATGGCTCGTGTACCATCCGGTGTGTCCATCATTGTACTGGCATCACGAAGCGAAAATGTATCGGGGTTGTTAATGAATCTTGATTTCTTCAAAGCACCAGCAAGTGTTTGTGTAGCACCAAGTGTTTTTCTCGATAAGGCATGTAAATGGTTAGCCCAGTAAGGCGAGGCTACGGCTGGTTGAACACGAGGTAAGGTACTGTCTGCAATGGTGAATGAATCACTTGTCCCTTCATTCATAAGACCGGTATGAACATAATGCCCGTGACCTTTACCCATAAAATACGAATTGTTTGTTGTAGTAAATGTTAATAATTGATTTGAATTGGTAGCGTCTGTATCTTTATCAAGATACAACAAACTTTCATTGGTGGCTATTTCAATAATTTTAGAACCACTCGCTATACCCGTTCCGCTTACAGTCATACCGACTGTGAACTTATCTATGTTGGTAGCACTGTTAGGTCGTATAATTCTTACATTACCACCAAATACATGAGTATCAGTACCCGTAGCGGCATGGTCTGTATCGCATCCTAAAGCAAACGAGTTTCCTATCAGTGCTAATTTTGTTTTACCTTGTCCGGGTATGGCATAAGAATCATGAGTCAAGAAATTACTAATCGGGTTTTCACCACCAGCATTGGTACTCATCACATCCTCGGATGTATTACCGGCTATGTTATGCACATACGCACTTTCAATAAACTTGGATTGCTGGTTCCTACGCATGTATGGGTTTTCACTTGGGAAACCATTTGCTACATCTATTTGAGTGGTAAAGTAGTGTGGCGCACCACCGTTTTGTTGTACTAAGTATCGGTCAAGGTCAACAATACCATCTTTGGTGATAATGTGCCGACCAAATCCGATGTGTGGTGTAGCGGCACTGGATTGAACCTGCATGTGCAAATCGTGAAATGCAATAAACTCACGGTCGTGCGCTACATCGAACATCAATACTCGTGCATGTCCTTTCTTAGCAAGGTATGGGTCGAGGTAAGCAACAGTGGGTGCTTGAGATGATTTTAGTCCCATTGATTCGTAATTCAACTCAATGGTCTTATTCACATGTTGAACAAAGTTGTTTGCGGTTTCAAGACACGAATTACCAATCAAGAAGTTTTCAATTGGAATAGAATCACGAGGGCGGTTAGCCAAAGCACCTTGCCCACCGTTGAATCCAGTCCAAACTTGATTTTCGTTAAGTACACCACGGGATTTAGCAAACAACCCTTCGACAGCATGGGGATTGTTCATTGTCATGTTCATCCATATAGTGTCGCCGTTGCGTAAGCCACCTTGAGCATACGGGTATAACCAACTGCGATTGAGTACAGCATCGGGGTCATTTTCAGTGACAGTTCCAAAACTCAATCGCAACGGGTCACCACTTGCAATAGTGGTTGAATTGCCACCATAAACTCCGGTGACAGTACCACTACTCGAAGCATTAGCACTCATTACAAAAGTAGTTGCGTTGGTGATACTAAGCACTGTTGTTGCCGCTGGTATTCTTGTTGCTCCATCACTTACAGACATACCTACACGAATGTTAGTTGTATCAGCCACAGTTGCAGTAGGTGAACCACTTGATACTACAGTGGATAATGAAAAGGTATCAAGTGTAATTACTGTGTTTGTGGCGTGTCCACTACCAGCAAGGGGTGATTCACTGAAAGCGACTTTTCCTACATATTTGATTAGATTAGCGTCACTTACATCCTCCATGAAGATTTCATCACCCGGTCGAAGGTTGATACCTACAGTGTTAGCCTGTGGCATAAGTGTGGCAGTTGCGGGTGCTAAAGAAAGTGTGGTAGCCCCTACCGCACCCGCCGCTGTAAATGTCCACTGCTCACCACCCACTGATGGTTTGAAAGTCATAACATTAAATTCAGCGGCGTATGCATTAGCAGGGTCAGTAAGTGAATATACAGCACGACAGGCTTTTTTCAATCGTATTGTTTTACCTTTCATATTAGTTGTGGAAAAACTTGAAGGTGCGGCGCAGACAAATTGATTTGCCGTTTCGCTTGCAGTTGTCATATTTCCAATAAACATCATTTCGATAGGTGTGTCGGTAAGGACTTCGGCAATAAATAGAATGTCACCCTTAGCACCTCCGGGGTTGTTTGAATCACTTGTATAACCACCCAATTTACTGAATGGTACTTCGGGAAAAACAGATGCATCTTCAACAGTAAAAAAGTATAGTGATTGATTATTGAGTAAACCACTTTGTATTTTGTTCACTTCTAAGATAGTCGAAGATGCAGTTTTTGATTGAATACGAGGGGCGTGGGGATTGGTGAGCGGTCCTTCTTTAAACTCAACTGCACTCACATATTGCCGCAATCCGTAATCGAGGTTGCCACCTTGAGTCTGCATGTTAGCGTTATCGTAGTAGTAAGGTGAGCGACCTTCATAATCGGATGATGGTGTGGTCACATCCGAAGCAATAGGAACGAGTGTTTCGTTTCGATAACCACCGGCTACATAGACTAAAGCACCCACAGTAGCATCGGTAAAGAAATCATCCGAAAAACCACCAGTAAACCCACCGGATGCGGTAGTAGTTGGTATTCGTAAATATCCAGCACCAGCCACAGTAGGGTCATTGATATATATTGCCCATTGGTTATTCGACAAGAAAACACGACGATAGCGTGTCACATCTTTCATGTTTCGATGAGCGTTAGCAGTAGTAGTACCTTCGGCAGTTGGGAATATCTTCGGATGAGATACATACACATCAGTATGATTTGTACTCACTTTAATTTGAGTGATGGTGGCTGATGAAATATGTGCGTCGGAATTTGCATTAAATCCATACGCTGAATGAGCATTACGGTCGCTTACAGCAATATCGTTTGCACGACGACCTACAGGGGTGGGGTTCCATGAATGGGCTGTGTAAGTAGCGTCAAGGTGAATCTTCATGCTGTTATCGGGACCGGGGAATACACTGTCCGGTGCGTGGTCAAAAAATTGCTTAGGGAAAAGTGGGATTTCAACCATTGCACGAGTGCTGGCATACTGTGTACCAAGTTGATAATCGTGATTTACTGTGTCCATACTTTGGAACAATCGGTCATTGACTGTGCTACCGTCTTCGCAAAGGTTGTCATCATTGAAATCCGGGTCATTGTATATTTTCACACTTATTTCATACTCATTTTCTGTGGCATTTGCAAGAATACCAGTAGCGTTTAGCCACTCATGGAATGTTGCATACGCTACACCATCTGCATCCAAAAACGACCTTTGCTGTAAAATACCCGGTCCACCGCTTGTATCAACAGTGAAATTAAATCCAGCACCAGTTTTTTCGCTGTAGGCGGCACTTGCGCCGTCTTCAAGGTAAATACGACCTATTTTTGGGAAACAATATGTACCCCATGAGGCCAAATCAGTTGATTGGTTATTGAGTGGCTGAACGGACATGTAATTCCTATTGGTAGCAGTATTCACCTTTACGGCTTGTACAGCGCAGTTGCGGCGGGTTGAACCCGGTAAGCGCATCAGTAGGCTGGGGTCATTGGTGGGCTTAGTGTTGACAGCACCCTGTCCCGGTCCACCAAGCGTGACAGTGACGACAGGAGCGTTAGGCTCAATCTCTTTGACGATGTGCGAATCGGGTGAGCCGCTACCGGTGATGTTGACATTTTGATTGGCGAGTCCTTCCGCAATACCAGTTGCCGTGATTGTGATGATTTTAGTGTTGTCTTCGGGGTTTTCATCTTCCTTAATCGAGCGAATGCGTGTACGACTCATCAAGAACAACAGCGATGCAATGCTGGGCGAATCGCCTTCGGTAAGGTTTGTACGCATCTTTGACAGTTGATTTATTCTTGTTCTGTCCGATGGTTGTACATAAATTACCATTGAAGTTTCGTGTGTATCTTCAAGAACATTGTCAATAATGTCAAACATTTCAAAGGTATTGCTTGCATCGCTTGTGGAGCCTTCGTCAAAAACACCAGTGCCAGTGTTAGTGACAGCGGCCCCTTTGACAAACTGTATGCCTGTATCGGTGGTGTTTCTTACAGTATCATTGGATGCTGGCTCAATGCATAATTTGTGGTATGCTGAATCATGTATGCCATTGTTATGTGACGCAGTAAGATATTGAGGGGTGGTACTTCCTTGTGCCGTAGCGTCGTTAGGTGGTGTGTAGTTGACAGGGCAAAGACTGAAATCAACTTCACTGTCAAGTTCATATCCACCAGTGTTGTCACCAACTAAGGAGTGTGATTCTTCTAAATGAACCGACCCTGCAATTTGACCTAAGCCCAAGAATATCATTCCGCCCGGTGAGAAGAGAGTAGTGTCTTTTGATGCATCAGCCAAATCTGCTTCGATAACATCCAGTACCGTAGTTGAACCTGTGAGTACAAAATTACCACTCGGTACAGTCTTTTCAATCATCAAGCAAGGTGTTGTTTTACCCATACTTACACCAGTCAAATCAATAGCATTGTAATGAATTTCAACATACGGTGCAAGGTTGTGGGTGCTTTGAAGAGTAGGAACTTTGAGCAGTGCAATACGACTTACGCTTTCCGGTCGCAAGTGATACAAGCGAGCGTCGTCATTTATGTCACCAAACTCCGGTACTGGTCCTTTCATCATAAAAGGGCGATAATCAAAGTTAGTTCCACCAATAGCGATTGCTTGTTCTTTACTTGCTGGTAGCCCGTTGGTGACTACGAAATCAACGGCACATGAATTATTAAACTTAGCAACATCAACTTGTGTACTTTCTTCATAGAAATCGGACAGTGCGTTCATAGCAAAAAGTCCCGCTATCCCCTTTCCTGTGTTTTCATACACCATTTCAACAATATCTGCTGAACCACCCATCATTTGGTCAATAGCGAGATACGATGGTCTTGGATAACGACGCATGTATTCGTGGCCGTTGATGTGTGAGAACTTGTGCCGCCCACTGTGACCCACTTGGTAAAGCGTGTCGAGTGTAGCGGGCCAAGTGACAGCAAACGGATTGTTTGGTGAGTTGTCCGTTGTAGCCATTTGTGTTGAATATACCAAGCCATGTTGAGCAAAATCACTCTCATCAAGTACCATTTGACCTGTTTTATCAAAGATTTGACTACCGTAGTGTGGGGGTTGGTACGGCCTACCTGTGCCGTTGTCAATCAACAAATCAGCATTTACAATAACAAAGTAATTATCAACATTCGCAGTACGAGAATGAAGAAGACCACGCTTACCACCAGTGCCGACGATAAAATCAATGTGAATACTGCTTACAGTGATTACCCCTGTCGAGCCATTTATTGACTCTATTCTTGCTCTTTCCGGCGGAGATGCGTTTGGTTTTTCCGTATTCCGGTTAATCGCACCGGGGTTAATGAGAAGATTATAAGGAGTATGTGGTATAGCAAGTGTGGCTTCTGTGCCGGGAGTGGTGACAAAATCAGTCACCTTGTAGTTCCCCATACTGTATGGTGTGGCTGTGAATGTAGTAGTGACACTGGTGCTGTCATACGGCTTACCAGTCAAGCGAGCGATAAGGGCTTGAGCATCAGCGGCGGCTACGGTGATTGTGGTTGTGCTACCATCGGCGGCAACGGTGAACGCATTGAACTCGTATGACTCACTCACAATGTCAAGCGGTTCTTCAAAGCGATACATACCAGTTGTTGTATCACCGTTGACAGGCACAGTGCTTTCAGCCATTGCGGAATCAAAATCACTGTTAAAGTGAAGTGCTTCGATAGCACCACGGAACTCTCCGCCTTTTCCTCCAACATACACATGCGCTGTTGAATTGACAATGCTGGAATCTTTTTCAATAATTTCGCTTGCTACCCTATTACCATTGACATACAATGATACAGAACGCTGTGAAACAGCGGCAACAACATGATACAAACCTCGGTGCTTGAAGTTAAGATTGGTAGCATCGTTATGCAATGCGCTACTACCCTCTAAAAAGCGGTTGTAGGTGTCGTGTATGCCCCCAACTTCTTGTGGGGGGTACACTACCCCCTCCCACCGGGTGGAGGTCAATTTAGCGGTGCTTAGGACTACTTTTTGCGTACCGCTTAGGGTTTGAATGAAAACAGTAAATTTGGCTGGACCGGGCGTATCGACTGTACCAAACTCAAGTGTAAACTGGTCATCACGATGAGCAATCACGCCACCGCAATCGGGAACAACCCAAGCCTCGATAGCAAATTGGTCATCGACTAAAGAATTGATAACAGTGATTTCATCACTACCACTGCCGGTTTTACCGAGAATATCTCGTGCTGGACCAACGCTTGTAAAATTACCTTGAGGTAGCAGAATAGAATCACTAACACCATCAAAAAAGAAAGCGTTGCTTGTTCTGCCAATTCCAACCATAAACTCACCTCAAAGAATCCTGTCAATTGGTAGGAATTGAATATCGAATGAATAGATTGGCTCGCCGCCCATTTGTACAAATGTGGCTTTTGTGACGGCTCCTTTGATGAATGAAAATTCGTATGAATCATTTGTGTCTTCAATGACAGTTGAAGCGGCTTTAGCGGCAGTTGCTTCTTTTTCCGATGGTTTTACCAATGCGCCAGTAGGCATGAAGAAATTCATTGCTTTGTATTTTTCTCCATCTGCATTTACAGTTGAATTAAATGGAATTTGTATGCCCCCTATGTACATACCATGTTTTGCTTTTGCTTTAAGTCCCAAATTACCCGCTTGTATTCTTTTGTTTTTACCATAAGTAAAGCCTATTCCACTGGTAAATCGAAATCCACCATCGTTAGAATTGTTAAGCACAGCGTACAATTCAGCCACTTTATCACCAGCACTCTTGCCCGTGAATCCAGCAGAATCATCAACACCGTTTTTGAAATTCTTAATTGATGGGGTGTACAACGATGAACTGTTCCAAGAAACAATAGTGTTTCCATTCGCACCTGTCACTTTTTGTTCAATTTTAACAAGTGTGTTTTCTTCGTCACTCAATGTTGATTTGTGAAGAGTAGCAGTAAATCTGTTGCTTAACAATACATTATCTGCCGTAGCGGTACTGTTGATAAGGTTGACTAAGTTTGTAGCAATTTCAACAGCAGTATTCATATCCGAATTATCATGAATTGACACATGATATTTGCCACTACTGGCTGTATTGTGGGCTTGAGCAGTTGAAGATTTGATGAAAAGAATTTCGTAATCTTCTCCATCTGTTGCTATTAAAGTGAGTTTTGGAATAAGAAAACTACCAAAATCATTGTGTGTTAAAGTAGCCGCTAATGAGGTAAGGTCGCCACCTGCTCCTGTACCAACCCATGACGAATCCGTATTGTTTTTTCTTGAAAAGTCAATGCTGGCCGAAGCCTTTTGCCCAAGCGACACACCAGTTGAAAGGTCGTCATCAACAATATACCCCTTCAACAAAATAACCGCCTTTGGTCTGTTCATATCAATTGCAAAACGCTGTGCGCCGCCTCTTAATCCAGTACGAGCGTTCACACCACGGTCCACATCGAGTACCAGTTCGGTCACATCGAGTGGGATTAACTCACCGTCTTTACGGACCAAACGGACAGGAACATTTGTCACCATCAGTATCGCCCTCGCATGGTTGAGCCACCGATACTGCGAGCAAGTTCTTGTTGAATCATGTTGCCAATCTCCCTTGCTAATGCTCGCTTGTCTGTGCGGTCTGTAATACCTCCGGCATTGACGGTGATGTTGTATGTACCGCCGCCCATACCAGCCCCACCGGGGTTGTTGCGCTGGCTTAGGGGAACAACCGCCTCCGGCCCATCCTCACCAATCATAGCGAGTGTAGGCTTGTTGATGATACCACCTTTTGCTAATTCGGGTATTTTCCATTCGGATAAATTAAAACCAAAAGAGTATTCAGTGCCGGTAAATGGGTTGGAAACAGTTTTCTGAAAATCAACACCTGCTAACAAATCATTCAACAGACCTATGAGAAAGTTGATGCTACCTTTTATTCCACTTACCAACGATTCACCTATACCACCCAGTGCTATACCAATATCAATAGCAAGGTTTTTCCAAAAATCAAGTGTAAAAAATTCGGGAAGAGAAGGCAAAGAGTCCCAAATGTTGCTTATTTTGGTGCTAAAAAATTCATAGATACCTTGTACTTTTAGTATGGCTTCGTCTTTCAAACCACCAAAGAAATCTTTGAAAATCTGCAATTTTGTCTTAACAGGTGTGATAAATTTGTCGTTAATGAAAGTTTTAATCCCCACCCATTTTTCAATAACAGTTGCTTTGAAACCAGTAAACCATTCTCTTAAGATACCCCATTTTTCTATAACTGGGTCAACTACATTATCGGTAATGAAATTTTTAATACCTTGCCACATTTCTTTTACCGGGGTGACAACATTATCATTGATGAAGTCCTTGATACCTTGCCATTTTTCAATAACAGTTTCTTTGAATCCAGTCCACCATTCTTTGATTTCGCCGAGTTTTTCCATTACGGGTTTACCAAATTTATCAAACACAAATTGTTTGAGGGCCGAGAACATTTTCATTGCTACTTTTCCTATTTCGATAAATCCCGATGGAATGTTGCTAACCGTCGTCATTATGGATTTAATAGCGGCTATTATCACACTACTCATTCAGTACCCTCCCAATCTAAAAACGAGTAATCCAAACTTACCATTTCCCTGTCACCCGCCTTCGCCTGTTGTTTGCTATGTTCGGTTTTCTTTTTGTCTTCTTCGGTTGCAACCATCGCCCATACGAGTGATTGCTTGAATAAGTGAGGTGGCATTGAGTACACTTCAAGCAAAGAAATTGAGTAATGTTTAGCGATGGTATAAGCCCAAAGTTCAACTTGAGATGTTAAATCACTTTCACTGTCAATTTTATCTTTGCTTAGAAACTTCTGCACCCTCACTTTGTCGGCTTCGTAAACCCCCCTTGCAAAGCCTCCGCCATCTCGTTAGGTTGCGGTAGCACTTTCGAGAGTTGCTCACCGACATAGCCCTTGAGTGACAGCATTTCTTCTGTAGTCAAGGATGGATTGGTTTTAGTGACCCAATTGGTAAATGCAAATTTCCAGTAGCCTTTCAAGTTCAATGCTACATCCCCGTTTGCTACGAGGAACATTTCTTGAGCGGCGGCTTGAATGTCAAGGAAGGAGATTTCACGAACCCAAACTTCGATGATTGCACTTTCGTCATCGGGGTCAACCCGAATCTTGTGCTTGATAACATCGTCATTCTTCAATAATAGGCTCTTGTTCATCACTACTTGTTGTTTGTTCATTTGTTGCACTTCCATTGGTTACAGCCACCTCTTCGGTGGGGGCATCCGGCGTTTCTTCGGGGGCTACCTCTTCGGTAGGGCCGTCAGTCACACCCTCGTCGTTTTGCTTAAGTCGGAGAACTATCTCGGCTTTTGTACCGTAAACGGGCAAGCCTCGTTCTTTGCATAGTTCTCGCAGTTCAGCGACGGTTAGGGAATCGTATTGTACTTCATCAACGATGAAAGGGGATGGTGCGTCTTCTTGCACCAGCGGATTGATTTCTTCTTCGACCACTTCAACAGGGTTGTTGAGTATGTCGATGATAGCGGCGTGAATGGTGTGGTTTGAAGCACAGTCAATGTCTGTTTCCACTGTGTCAAGACCGTTTGCCTTAATCACCCACTTGGCATAGCCAACTGGTCCGAGGCGGCGATATTTTTGCAGTGAAGTTTTCATTTTTTCACCTCAATACTTTGGAATTGCGTCACGGGCCAAGACTTTGATAGCCTTTGGCATAATTTTCAATGTGGATTTTACCACGCCTTTGTCTTCGGGAATTTGAAGTGGTGCTTCAATAATGTAGTAGTCATCAATCAAAAGCACCATTTTTTCACTGTTAGCGGCTGTTGTGCTACCCGTAAGATTCTTTTCAAATATAATACGAATTTGATTGGTTGTTGAATTACCTTCACCATTGACGCTAAACTCCGTTCCTGTACGCATTTTGTGGTAAAACAACGGGTCATCCACTGCAATTTCCATTGTCATTTCATACGAAGTTTGACCTTCAACCATGAGGTTTGCGTTTCTTGCACCAGCAAATGGTACTTGGTCCGTTGATGCTGATGCTGATTGATACTGTCCATTGATAGTATGAAATGCTTGCATACCCGTTTGGCCTGTCAATGAAAAGTTCATTACTTGAGCAACTTGTTGTCCAGCCAAAGTAATGCTACCGTTGTAAAACATGAATGGTTTTTGTGTACCCTTAGCAATGCCGGAATTGATACGACCTTGTTCTGTGTTTGCTGTATCATCAAACATGCGATGAGTGGAATATCGTGTGACAGGAGTTGATTCTAAACGACCAGTATCGGTATAGCAAAGAGCCGCATTGAAGTTGACTGAAAGGCGTAGTGCCGCATCGTTGTCAGTTGTCATAGTAAAGTCAGTGACCTTGCAACCACGGAACACACGAGTCAACTCTTTTGAATCATTAACCCCGCCGTCTGTACTGGATTCATCGGAGTCCATATCTCGTCGGCGTTGTGATACTTCAAGAGCAAATGATGGTTGAGTGCTTCGTGAGAAAAGTAAGTGATTGACAGGGTTTGTAATCGTACCAGTTGGAGAAACAATCACAGGTAAAGAACTTGTATTATCGGGGTCACGAATTTCAACATCAGTACCAGCGGCGTGAGGGTATAGAAGAGGTTCATCTAAGTACAATTTATTGCTATTTTCAGCGATAGCAATGACTCTTCTTACTTCGTGTGGTTTAGCGTTATCAAATTCAAAGTCAGTGAGTGTACCATCCCATGTTCCACCGTCTGCTTCATGGTCACTTACTATCGGAGCAACAGCAATTTCACCTACTAACGCATCATCACGAATTTCAACATAATCGCCTACTGCAATTGCATTAACTGGTGATTTAGATACTACGATAATATGTGATTGTCCAGCAATTGAAGCCGAAGAAAGAGTAGTAGCCGCATTACCACCATCCGGTGAAAGAATCAATTCATTCCCAAGACAGTATTTAAGCCAGCGAGCAGAATGCATAGCGACTTCAAATGAACCACCTTCGTTGGTAAGTTTGCCCGGAACTTGTATGCTTACATCACGACCAAGCCCTACAACATGAAACCGCTTCAAGTCCACTTTAGTTTCGGGTAGGGTAAGAGCCGTAGCAATACCTAAGAATTGGTCTGTTTTGACTGATTCATTTGCCGTAGTTTGAGTCATCTCAACATCCATAGGTGGAGTTTTGTATGGTAAAATTTCAAGGATATTATCTTCACCCATAGTGACCATATCATCTGTTTTCATTGCGGGCGTAATTTTAATGATATTTGAAAAATTTTCAACAATAGTAAAAATACGCCCATTGCTTGCTAAGTCACCCGAATCAACATCATCAGCCCCGCTTCCACCCGAAGCGGTCCAAACAAGTTGAGAGCCAACAAGCATATTTTTTGGGTATCGTAATTCAGTTGGTCTAAATGTAAGCGTACCATTTGTCACAGGACCAGTGGTGGTCGATGCTGATAATTCAAAAGTTGTACTATTTGTAATTGATACGATAAAAGCACCGGAAGGAATACCTGTGCCTTCAACCAACATACCCACTAACAGCAATGCTGTGGAGTCCATTGTAATCGTTGGGTCATTGTTGTAATCGCAGGTTGCATCAGTAAAAGTATTTGTTGCATCAAACAACTCATTATTGACTTCTGTTTTAAATGCCAAAGTGGTGATGTTATCATTAGTTGCTACAAGAAGACCAACATCATCATCACCTGCCGCTCCAATTTTAAGTTGCAAACCCGTTTCCGGTGCAAATGATACTTCTGCTAAATCGCCCTTGTACACTGTGCTTGGCATGTTAATCAACTCATGGTATTGCTTCTGCGAGTATTACTACTTCAACTTGGAATGTCATACGGAATAATTGCTTGCTACGGTCGGAAAGGTCGGTGCGGGTCTTGAAAACTAAACGGTCAAAACTTACTCCATCCCCCTTTCTTTTCGAGTGAATTAGCCTTCGCACTTCGTTCTCAAGTGCTTGCAGATGCTTCCTCCCCTTAACAGTTCGCATATCAACCGTGATATTTATACGAGAAGTGACGAAATCATAGAACAATTCCGGTGCTTCTTCGTTGTGTGCGGTTTCATAGCACATGATATAATCATGGCGTTGCAAATCAATACGCTTTCCTCTTTCCGGCGATGTGGTAGCAATATCAATTACTATGGGTCGTATATTGCTGGTATTTCCCCGATTCCAGTCAGTTTGAAACAGGTTAATGATAACATCAAGTGATTCAGTCCAAGTTGCAACCATCAAATTCCACCTTCGTTTTTCTCAATCATTTCTTTAAAGTTTAAAGGAATAATAAAACCATCTTTGAATTGCAAATTGTGTTCCACCATCTTCGGATTTTGCCGTAGCATTGCATCATCGGTGGCTTTGAAGAGTTTTTCCATCTCTTCATCAGTGGCTTGTTTTTTACTTGAAGTGTTAAAATATGCACCATCTTTTTGTTGTAAACCTTGAGCAGTAGCCTCAATGTACATCATTCGCTCACGAAAATCTTCGGGTTTTTGAGTAAACTCTTCACGCATTTGCTTTTGCAACTGCTTGTCCTTAACAAACATTTCAATAATTCCATTGTGAAAGTATTGACCTGTATCTTTGAACTCTCGCATACTCACTCAAACACCACCATCTCGACATACTTTGGTAGGGTTCGGTCGATTTCGGCTTGATATAACTGCACTTTACTCGCAAGGTCAATGTTCTGTGTACCTTCGGGAATAAGCACCGAGCGGTCGTCAGCCATCAATAATTCAATGGCAACCATCTTGGTACATACATCTTCAATGGCTTTCTCAAGGTATCTTTCACCGTAAATATAACTGGTTTTGATAGCGTTCCATTCAAAGAACGGGTAGGAGTTGTTGAAGTAAACAATCCCCATTTCGTGGTCAAGCCACCAATCACGGAGTCGGCCACTGTCGCCACTACCACTACCGCCCTGTAGGTCAACCAAAAGTGATTGTTGGGTGATAGCCCCTGTAATTGCTCCTAAACTACCGGTGACAGCCACGCATCCTGTAAAGGAGGTAGCCGTCTTACCTGTGTATCGGAACACATCACCACTGGCATCAATAGCAACACCAGCATTTACGAATCCTTCTGTGGATGCTACATTGATAGTTGTACTGTCAAGGCTTGTGAATGTAGTGCTGTTGGTCTGTGTTTGGTCAATAGCAATACTTGATGAATTGGTGACCATACTACACACCTCACCAGCCTTTACACCCCTCATGCTGGTGACTTTGACCATACCTGTGCCGTAATCGGCGTTGGCAGAAGCCAAGAACTCATTATGAACACCGATATTTGATGTGGAGCCTTCAAGTGTAAATGATGGTGAAAACTCAACAGCCGCTTTACTTACACGGTCTTCCTTGTTTATGAGGTCAGCAAAGTTTTGCGCTACCGTAGCGGCATCAAAGTCGTCACGCCACTGGCCTGTACCAGTGCCTTGAGCAAGAGTAGCAACACTTCCATTACCGGGTGAAAAGTACACTGCGGCTGAACTAAGCGAAGACACATCCTCAAACTTTACACGGGCTTCTGCCGCACCAATTTCACGATAATCAGCACCTTGCCATAGTTCAAGGCGAAGAATTTGCTGTACATTCCTAAAAAGGAGGGGTGCAGTACCGACATAATCAGTGTAGTACCGTCGTCGGTATGGCTTGTATGTATCGAAATTGATGTACTCGGCTGATACCAAATAAGGTCGCCAAGCGTTGCGAGTAAGATTGTCGATGCGGTCTTGCATCTTGAGAATAACATGGTCCACTTTGGCTTTCGTCATTCCACGAGTACGGCCATCGGTAAACGATGCTTGGTTTTGCACATAGGTGTTATCAGCCGCTTGATAGTCAGCCGCCGTAATACTACCACTGAAAGCCAGTTTTACACCACTGGCTGAACTGGTGATAGCAGTAATGACTTTTTCAAACCCCAAAGGGTCTGCATCGGAATAAATTAAAAGTGTGTCACCTACACTGTAGCCGTTGTTTCGATAGTCGCCACCAGTGACAAACACACCATCAGTAGCACTGTCGGCACTTACGAGGACAGCCTCGCTTGGTCCAATATCGAGTAGGTCAGCGACTTTTTGGGCGGTGGTGTACACTACAGCAGACGGGTCAAGTGGGCGGGTTTCCGCTTCACCGGGACTGAACACTACTGGCATACATTACCCTCCCTCACGCCATCATACAATCAGTACACATACCAGCATTTTGTATCATAAACAAATCATCTTCGTCTTGACGGTATATTCCTTTTCGACATTTTGGACAATGTGTATCGTATTCTTGCCCCTGCCAATCATACGGGTCATTTTTCAAGATACTCCAAGCATCACGCATAGGAACTTGGCGGGAGGTCATGATACGGCGCATGTGTTCAGCCTCGGCATCGGGTTTGAACTCTTCTTCTTCGGGCGGCATACCATCACGGAGTTTACCTTCACTGTCAAACAAGTTAGGTGTTCCACCCATTGCTCGTTCAGTTTCAGCACTGGAAGTATCAGTAATATCAGCAATGTCTTCTGCACTCATAGGGTCACTCAACGAACTTTCCAAGTTTTGCCCCTCAAAGGGTACTCTTTCGTTGAGGAACTTGATTCCGTGTTCCTCCGGGTTCGCTACAGCGTCGTACATGAGTTTGTCACGGGCTTGAGTAAACCGTTCAGCACCACCAACTTTACCTCGTTCAGTACCCATATCACGATTGGCTTTTCTGTTTGCCCACCGTTGAAGACGAATTTCTTCACCATCTGCGGTGAGTATTCTTTGCCGGTGAGGTTGCATTGCTTTAATCAAAATCTTCATAATATCACATTCTGTTCTTTTCGTCACGGTCGCCTAAGTTGTATTCCATTGGTTTTTCACAACTACCACATGTGGCCCTCCACATAAAATGAAGGAAGCCACAGTGTGTACAGCGTGTACCCGAACCTATGTTCAGCACATCACCGATATTACGATTACGGTTGCGTTGTGAAGATGTAATACCCTTGAGGGGGTTTCGCTCGTCAGTCACAGCGGCAATGCTGTACTCACTGTCGTTCTTGACACCTTGCTTACTCGACCGCACCATGTCGCTAAGGTCGAGAGTTCTTGCATCAAATCCCATACCTACTCACCTCAAGCGAGTTGGTATGTCACCATGACAAAGATATTTCCCAAAACAGGGAATACTTCGGTGTCAATCACAGAACTCGTACTGCTTGAATCAGCAACTGCTTGAATGAGGTCTTCAACTGCCGCCGCCCATGTAGCCGCCGCATTTACCTCTTTAGGCGAGAAAGGGCCGAAGCACTTTACGCCAACTTTGGTTAGTGATGCCATCTAAGTCACCGCCTCAGCGTTGACCAAGAATCCACCATCGACCGCCCGAATCCGAAGTACCATCGGGTACGGCGGTGTTTTGAGGTGCGTCGATAATAAGTACCTTTCGAGTTTCATCCACTGAAATGTCAAGACTCTTATCAATAAGTGTGACTCCGGGCTTGTAGGCTCCGAACACGCAAATAGGTGCATCGTCATCCATTTGTGCAGTAAGACCCGGTGTTAGAATAGTTATCTCAGTAGGCCCGACTCCGCTTACAACGCCTTGAAAAGTACCATCAACGGCGTAGATAGATTGGCCGGGGTAAAGAGCAAGGCGAGCGTCCACACCATCGACTGTCAAAGTTTTGTTTCCAACTCCATGATTAGCGGCATTGTTAATGAGTACGCCAGTTGTGACGATTCCCGATGTAATGTGTCCACCGGAGGCTATCACGCTGGTAAGATGGCTTGAGTAATCAACTTCTCTTCCACCTGCTACAAATGTACCGGTCAACATCAAAAGGTCGCCTACTACATGCGTTCGTATATCTTGTGCTACAGTTCCCATTATTGTTCATCTCCTGTTGTTTCTTCGCTGGTTTCAACTTCACTTAAAGATTCCTCAACTGGTGTAGGATTCAAATGTCCCTCAACCAGTTTGAGTGCGGCTGTCTTTGTGAGATAGCCAGCACCCGTAGGTACTCCTTGTGCTTTTAACCAAGCAAGAATGTCTTTGCGGCTCCAACCCGTGTCGGGCAAGCCGTCATTACCTGCGTCTGTGGTTACTTCCTCTTCACCTTCAATTAAGAAGCGTGATGTAGGTAGTGTGTGTCGCCATTCGTTAAGCCATTCTTGACTTACTTCAACGACTTCTCCACGAGTCCACATACCCATTGTATGTCGCATTGGGCGTTCAAAGAACGGTCCCAAAAAGGTCACAGTAGGCACTTAGCCCACCTCAATTAAGCAAGATTGCGGTCACTGTACCTGCGCCAGCCGCTTCACCGTGAAGAGTGAGGCCCGGAAGTGCGCCACCTGTCTTAGCGAAAGCCGCTGTACCTGCGTTAGTGAAGGTAGCGGATAGAGTCTTATCTGCCACTGCACAAGTAGTTCCAACAATAGCGAGAATTTTAGAACAACCTGCGGTGAAAACCATTGTTTGCTCGGCGGCATCTGCCAAAGTGAATGCGATTGTCACCAGTCGCATACTTCCGACAGCATTACCGTCAGCGTTATTTGCATTAAAACCTGTAAGAGTGCCGGGGTATGAGCCACCAGCATTGCCGTTCAACCAACCTGTTTCTTCGATTGGTGTTCCTGTTCGCAAGTCAAGGTCCAAGAGGACATCAACTGTGCCATCAGTAAAGTCACCAGTTTCGTAACTGATTGTCATGCCTTTGTGTACTTCTGTCTGTGTTGCCATAATTTTTCATCTCCATTATTTTTTTCTCATCCACCATCACTTAAGGTCACGAATTGAAGCGTGTCCTCCGAAGAAAGTCGTCCATAGTTCTCCCATAGTTCGGTACATTCCTTCTTGTCCAAGACGGTTGATTGCGAATGGGTCACCAGTTTCAATACCACTCTCGAAGTATTGGGTTGGGATTGCGGTCGAGAAGTACAAGTAGTCCGTATCGAGGAAGTACATGCGGCTCAAGGTGTCTGCTTGAACATCCTTAGATGGGATGATTGGGACACCGTTGTAGGTAGCGACGATGAATCCGGCTTCGATACCGGGAACACCCTTCACACCGTTGTAGGTAGGAGTGATTCGCTTCTCTTCCATGAATCGCTGTTGCGACTGTAGGAGTTGTTGAAGGCGCATCAAAGTGTCATATCCTGTAAGGATGACCTTTGGGTTGCCACCACGAGTCCAGCACTTTTGGAAGATGCTGTCCAAGTGGTCGAGGGAGAGAGTTCGGTCAGTACCGGAGTTCTCATCGTGTTCTGCAAGGGACCAAGCGTTTGCACTTCGGTCGATTGAGTAAATGTCTTCATCGGAGCCAGCAGATGCACCGGTAGCGATACGGTCAAGTGACTCGAAATCGTTGCCAGCGGCGGTAGCCTTGTCAACAAGAAGCATCTTGTTGATATGCTCGGCGTGGTGCTTACCCATTTCTTCCTTGAGGATTGAGCGAATGTCGCCCAGTCCGTCATCCTTGTCAGCAAGGAACATTGCGGTTTCGCTCATGTCGAAGGTGTGAACCACAGTCTTCGGCTTTGCGGCAATGTGTTGGAAGGTAGGCTTGGTGGTGTCCGGTAGGGTTGCGTTTTCTGCAACACCGCCGCCAACACTGAACGAAGGTCGTGCAGTGATGACTCGCCATCCACTGCGCTCCCACGGTCGCTTTGGTAGGATTGAAAATGCGTTGAACTCTTGGTTCAATTGGGACCAAACTTTGCGACCATAAATCGCTTGGTATGTACCAGCAGTTGTACTCATCATTGGGCTGTCAGCCTTGAGCAATTCACTACCGGAGTAGGAATAGCCCATTGCGTTACCTGCGCCGTAGTAGTATCGTTCCATGTCAGTTACGCTTCGGATATAATCTCTTGCCATATATTTCACTCTCCATTATTTTTTTGTTTTTCAAGCCCCTCGTGTTACCGAAGCGGCGAGATTGTGTACTTCATCCCAAGACATGTTGCTCAAGTCTTGTGTGGATGGGACTTCGACATTAGATGTGGAAGCCGACTTTTGAATTGATGTGCCGGAAATGGCGATGTTGTCAATTCGCTCACTTAGAGCGTTGATGGACTTCATCACTTCATTGATTGGGGCACGAGCATCGAACTCGGCTTTTTCAGCCTCATGCTTTGCGATTGACATTTCACTGTTCAATCGGTTAGCGAATTGAGATTCAAGGTCGCCACGGAATCCTTGTTCCAATGCGGCGGCTTTGTACACTTCGTATGCGGCTTCAATATCAGTTGAAGAAACATTGCTGTGGTTAAGGTAGCCCTTGCTCATCGAAACAGGTCCGAGTGCGCCGGATGGGGTCTTACCACCGGATGAGGTGATTGCGTTGATTGCACCAGTGGAAGGAGAACCGTTCTCCTGTCCACGGCCACGGACTTGACCAGCAAAGTAGTCAGCACCGTCAACTGCATCGGGGTTGTCAAAGCCACCAAGTTGTGCCTTTTCCAAGTTGTCGAAATGTTGTCGTGCTTGTCCAGTGTTGACACCAGCAGATTTGAGAGTGTCTTCCATCCAGTTGAGGTATTCAGCAGTGATTACATCGCTGTATTCACTCTTTGCGTAGTTCATCTTATCATCTTTCATATCTTCATCATCCTTTTTGTCTTCGTCTTTTTTGTCAGCGAATGGGTTTTTGGATTCTTCCTTTTCCTCTTTGGGTTCGGAATCATCCTTTTTGTCGTTCATGTGTTCTTTGAGGCCGGGGGGCATTTCGCCTTTTTCCATTGCGTCAAGTCGGGCTTCGAGTCTGCTCATAACATTGTTTAAGTCATTTTCTGTGGTCATGTTGGTGTCCTCCTTTAGAATACGAAATTGTGCTTCGGGGTTAATTCCCTTTTCACAAATCGTAATCTCATGTAGTTCCATCTTACTGATTTCTTGGTAATCTCCATGTTCCCCATCGGACTTTCGCACTCTTTTGAATGCCTGTCCTCCAATGGAAAATCCTTGCAGATTACCCTTACGGATTTCTGCGGCCACTTCACGAGCCTTTTCAATGTCGTTGCGAAGTGAAACAACCACAAACATACCAGTATCGTCAACTTCGGATTTCCACATCCTTCCGTTTGAGTCAACATAGGAGTCAATAACTTCTCCCACTTGAATGTTAGAGTGAGCAAGTTGCACATTGCGGAACTTGTCGCTCTTCATGAATCCGCCAAAAGCATCCTTTAGTGCTGAACGGGTAATGAGGTCGCCTTGCTTGTCCACCAGTTCAACTGATGCGTAGCCAGCGATAACCATGTCGGAACTGCCCTTGATGAGAGCAATGCCGGAGGTAGGTCGCTTAAGGGACAACATTACCCTCCGATTCATTGTCATGGTATATAGAATGATACTATTACACTGAAAGGGTTGGAGTATCGTTTTCGTCGTCGTAAACGATGGACTCGTCTTCATCGGTCTTCATTTCAATGTGTTTTATTGGTTTTTTCTTTTTTTCTGCGGAATCGGGTTTTATTTCCTCTTCATCCGGCCTTTTCTTGCCATCATAATCCGGTAAGTTGCTTTCTTCGGTTAATTTTGTAGGACCGCTTGGAGATTCTATAGGTGTAGCCATATCAATTCCTAAGCCTCTCGGTCCAGTCCAAGTCAATTTTTCTTTAGCAAGTTGGTCTAAAGCCCTACTGATTACTTCAAGTGCTTTTTTTGTTGAAGGTTTAAGCAAACGATTGTCGTCTTTTTCATCCAACACCCCTGCCGATTGCTCATCTTGTTTTTTACGACTCGGTACATCTTTTTCATCCATTTCTAACTTCATAAGATGACCTTCAATCATCAATGGAGCAACGGTATGCCAATACGGGTGAAGACTTTCTGCTAATGTAATTGAGTAATTTGACTTTCTCAAATCACCCAAAGCGGAAGAAGGTGTGTGTAAATACCAATTTTCTCCAATTCTTTCAACTTGATATGTCACTGTGTCGATATTTTTCAAAATTACTTGAATAGTATTGTTGTGATATTCTAAATCGTGTGGTATGAGTATAGGTGAAAATGACTTTGTAAGTAAGTCGAGTGATTCTGTGCTGGCCGCACCTTCACCTTCACCTTCACTTTCTATTTGTCCCACTTGTACATTGTACACATCTCGACTTTTTCTTCGCTTCTTAGAAACACCAGTAATAGTCGCTCGAACAATATCACCAACTTTGAATGCTTTTTGTTGATTATGTGCTGTTCCTACATCCATGTAGAATTTGTTTTTATGCGTCACAGCCCGGTTGCCCAATGACTCACCATCAAGAATTGGACCTGCACCAAGTTGGTATGAGAATGGACCATTACCCTTACGGTTAAGAATAATGAAATTAAAGTCACGAGTTTTACGCAGTAATAACCACTTTGGATGACGACGCTCTCCTTTCATATATGTGGATTTGTTGTCACGCAAAAGTACAACCTTATGTTCGTTCTGCAAAATTTCAACAGCATCTTCAAGTCCTTCTTCATCGGTCATTTTAGTGTCATGTGGACCCGGAATGATGACATTTTCATGACTATCAAACTGCCCTCTTAGCACTTTCATGCGTTCATGCATCAGCATTTCACCCACATTGGTATCATCATAATTGATAATGTCGATGATGTTCAAATCTTCTTTACCTACAATACCATCAATAACGAAATTGTTGTCATTTAGTTCTGCAAGGCTTTCTTTGAAGGCTTTTTTCAACCCAACTTTACGGCCATTTTCATCGTAAGTAGTGATTTCATTGTCTTTTTGTACGATAATAACACGCTTACCATCGTACCATTTACTCACAACCCAAGAGCCACTGAACCCTCTCAAATGTTCAAGGTCACTTAAATCAAAGATACGATGCATGGGTCGCACAGGTGGAACCCATTCAGCATCACTACTCTTTGTCAAAAGAACATCCGGGTTCAAAAGAGATGCAATATATTCTCCCATCTCACCCAAAGCAATACGGTCTTCTGCTGTTTCGTAAGTTAATGGGTTCATCGCTAAAGCCGGTGATGTGACATTTTGTACTGGTATGCTTTCTAAACCTTGAAGCACTTGACTACCTACTTCTTTCCCGTGTAAACCAGTAATTGCATCTTGCCATGTGTTTTGAAACAACTTTGGTTCAGTAAAAGTTCCGACTACAGGTTCACCATCACTTGAAAAATCAATTCCAAATGTTGATTGTTGAGGATTAGCCACTGAATGTACTACACCGGCTCCGGTGTGTGTTGGAATGATACCATAGGTATCGGGGTTTATTCCACCTACAGGTACAGGTTCTTGATTAAAACCAACAGACAATGTGGTTTTTTCTTGAGGTGTCATATTATCAATGTTAATTTGATTTTGATTCAAGGCGACAATACTATCAAGTCGATTTTTTGAAGCACGAGTCTTGTATTTTTTCTCCCCCGAACCAACACCAAAGCGATTGTGAATGTCAATTTGCTTACCACCAGCATCAAAGAACGACAAACCAGCGGGTGACATAAGCGAGTCATCGGCTACAGTGCGTACAACATTGCTTGTAATGCTATGAATTGGGTGTTGCTTCCATTTAGAGCGAATTTGCTTTTTATTATCATCAAGGTGTGATTTTGGTTGTGCGTTTTCCATTGCTGTGTGGAAGCCTTCATTTACACTGTCTTGTAAAAATTCTTCATCACCAGCAAGATGATGCAAAAAGAAATCATCATCAAATTTACCGCTTTCCATAAGTTGGCCTACGGTACTCACATGCAAGGGTTGGTTTGTATTGTTAGATTCATCAATTATTCGTTGAACATGTGAGGCCATGCGGTTTCTTTGTTCTGTAGTTTTTGGAGTAAGACCAAGACCTTCTAAAACTTCATCGGTGTTCATAGTACCGTCAACGGTAAAAATTTCGTCACCTTGTAAGTGTTCGGTTATCTTTGGATGGACACCTTTTTGTCGTTGAGGTACTTTTTCAGTTGTATTACCAAAACGGTATGCTTGAGTTTTGATACCATGTACATCGTGAGGTACTGTACCCAACATTCTTTCAGCCTCAAACATCAGTCGGTTGTGATTTGCAAGAAACTGTTGAGGGTCTGTACTTGCTAATTCTTCACTAAAGTGATTTGGGTCATGTTCCAATACACGGGGTAGTAAAAATTGTGCGGCTTGAAATACAGACTCACGGCTTGCTTTGAGTAAGTTATTGAAAACTTTAGCATCTGCCTCAAAAGGATTAGTTTTACCGAGTACACTCTTTGCGGCTTTACTTTGTAGTTGATTAAGTTCAACTGTGAGTTCTTGTATTTCATTCATAATGCGCTTTGCCCCTTCGGGACTAAACTCTCCTTGTGCCGCAGGGTCATAGAGTGTTGATTGAAGTTGTTCAATTTCTGTACGAATATCTTCTTCTCTTTGAATAGAAGGGTACATACCACCCATTGATAACGCTCTATGAATAGTGTGAGCATCAAATGGTAGTGCATTACCTTCCTTATCAAGAGTTTTAATACTACTCCTACCACTCAAACTTTCTTTCTTGTTTGCCTCTAACTTTTCTTGTGCCAGTTCATAACGGTGGTTTGTCAGCCAGTTATGCAAACCTTCAATGTCGCCAGTATTGAGTGCTACATCTTGTTGAGTAAGAGCATCCTTAAGTTGTTGAAATTCTATGTTATTTTCATCGTCATCAATATCCCCATGAAGGTGATTAAAAACTTCGGTTGCTGAATTGTTGTTCAATTTTGCTAATGCAGTTAAAATCCTCATATTTTTAGCATCATCGGCGTTTCTAATGTACCGTTTGGTATTTTCAAATGATGGTTGCCTTTGCCCTATTCCTTGAAAATCTATGAAATCGTCATGGTCAGCACCATAAGTGACAGGTACATTTCCATCTTTTAATGCCTTGAGTTGTTCCATTGAAGTTTTGTTGGGTGCATGGGGTGAATTACTTCGACCGAGCATAGTTTTAAGGTAATGTAGTCTTCTTTTCTTTGCTAAAATAGGCCCATCGCCGCTATGTGATGAATATGCTTGTTCGGGATGAGTAGTTCTCATAGCGTTAAATGTAGTGGATGGATGGAAATACCGTGTTGAAAATTTCTTTCTTTCTGCACTGTTCATGTTTCTTATTGCATATTCTGTTTGAGGTGAAAGCGTTGTTTTGTGAAGAGTCCAGTTGTGTTTTTCACCCGCTGATTTTTTTGTAAATACATTGGCTGGTGAAAATATGTTTTCCAACAAAGTGCGTTTATCACCTTTATCAAACTTTTTTGTGACTGGGTTCCAAGTACCAACAGCATTTGCTTTTCCAGTACCAAAATGCAACCCTAATGACATATTTTCCGGGTTTACATTTAATGGTTCATGCTGTTTTGAACCTGTTATCGCATTGGTATGCGGTTTGGTTTCAAACATTGAAGAAAACTCCGGCATAGTATCGTCTTCCTTTATGCTTGAAGTTTGTACTGGCTTTTGACCTTCACCAGTAAAGGGGTTAAAAGGCTCATCAGCATCTATGGAAGCAGGTAGTATTTCATCGAGTGTGGGTTGCATTCCGGGTGATAAACTGTGAATTATTTCGTTGTAGGTAGAATGAGTCATACCTGCTCCACCACCTACATCAAAACCTTGACTCCAAAATTTAGCCGGTCCTACGGTGAAATTACCATTACCACCAAGTTGCCAGTAATTAGGTGCATCTTCATCGGGGTGAGGTCCGTGTGGGGCTTGAAGAAAAGTAAGGTGTTCCCTCATTTCCTTTCCTCTTGATGCGATATTACCGCTCAATTTTGCTTCTTCTTCCATATTTTCTATGTCTTCTAATGGTATAATAGGACCATCCATGTTTCCATAAATAGGATGCTTTAACAGTGGTTTACGAGTTTTAGGGTCATAACCGGCAAGGAAAAGAATATCTTCCATTGACATAAATGTTTCATGTGGACCTTGCATAACATTTCTCTTTTTTGGTCGATGGTTTCTTGATGATGCCCATAGACCTTTTACTCCATCTTTTGTTTCAAGAGGGTAAGATTCCGCCATGTCATTTTTGTCAAGATTTAACTTTGGTAAGAAACTGAACGGTTTACCTACCCACTCACCGTTTTGGTCTTCTTCGATACCATGAGCATCATGTAACGCTTCGATAATATAATCAGCAATAGAACCAGTTGCTTCTTTTTTATCATCTAAAAGTTGGTATGTATGTGCGGCTTCACCAAAAGCATTTTGCAAAAACCTGTTATCACCTTGACTATAATCTTCCATACTTTCCATACGATGATGTGCATTAGCACCTCTTTGCTCATCACCTCGTGTAGCCCAATTTAATTCCGGTGTACGACGAATCAAGTTATTCCAAGCAATGCGAGCAGAAGGTATTGTTTCACCGTTGGGTAATTTTAGAAGAGGGCTTTTATCAAGACCACCTTCTTCATGTATTCGACGCATAACTGCTGTACGCTCAACGGGGTTTAACCATTCAAGACCATACATGTAGCCCTCATGACCAAGTGATGATGGGTGTTCATCACCATTTTTATCAACAACATAATCGTCACTTACCCATTGCTTGGCTCTTGCTTCAAAATGAGCAACTCGCAAGCGATTCTCATTTTCTTCTGCCGAACGACCTTCGGAAAGATTTGCCTCATTCATTTTAATAGCATCAATGTTATTTCGCTTCCATCGTTGATAATCTCGTTGATACAAGTCATCTTGATGAGAAACATTGCTACCATTTACTCGGATTGGTCCTAACAGTGTTTTTTTGTTGTGACCAAAAATAAGTGGACTTTTGACTTTTTCGAGTTCATCATGTAGTAAACCTTCCATTCGTGCTTCTTCTTTTGAGTGTCCGTTGAAAATGTGACTTCTAAACTTCTCAACAAAAGCCGGATAACCATTTTTGGAAATAGTATGCAATAAAGGGTGAATAGAAGAATGGAATGGAAAATGCATTTTTGTGTAGGGTGAGCCGGTTTCGGGGGTAAAAGAAGGCCATACAGCATGAGAATGCATTATGTCTTTTGCACCACGCAGACCTTTATTCCAAATATGATTTGTAGGTTCATTGTAAATTTCTTGACGACCAAGAAGCATACCCGGTCCTTCTGCTACTCCCGCTTGGGTATTCACCATAGCAATATCTTGACCTGCTATTTTTTCTCGCTGTGCATCATCTTTGACAATCATTTCAGCACTGTATTTCAAAGTACGAAGAGTGTCGTCGGTAGGTGCTTTTTCTAAAGACTCCCACGCTATGATGTATTCTGCGGCATTAAAGGCTAAATCCTTACCATCGGCTAATGACAAAAGAAAGTCATCTTTTACAATGTTAAAATTTTCTGCCACCATAATTTCACCGCCTCATTGTAGCGGTTGAAATTTAGGACAAGCAAAAATATCCATACCGGGATGTAAATTACACCCTTCTCGTGGATTACCCCCACAAGTTAGGCAAGTCATTGATTTACCCTGTTCAACTTCTTCACGAACTGCCGCTTTGGGTGACTTGATTACCATGATGTAAGCCATGTGACCACATCAATATCTTCGCTCGCTTCCGCCTTCTGCGTCTTCTCTTTCAGCACCAGTACCAGCGTGTGGGTTCATACGACCGCCAAGTTTACCCAAGTCAACTTTTTTGTCATGCTTGTCACGCTTTGGTTTACCATCTTCGTATTCAATGGTGTTGCCATTTGTAGTGTAGTAAGCGGTCTTAGTTTGCCCACCGGATTCAGTGACCAAGTGAGGGTTCACATCGGTGATTTTTTCTTTTGGAAGTGGCTTTGGATTTTCGATTGCGGCCTTTGCCATTTTGCCACCATTGCAATCCATTTTCATACAACCGCCCATTTTATTCATCTTAGAACCACAACTTGGACAGTCTTTACACTTACAAGGTTTCTTTCCACAGTCACACTTGGCTTTTTCAAGAAGACCTAAACGATTGTTCATTTCTTCTGCTTTTTCAAGCATCTGCTTAACTTCATAACTAATTGCTTCAAATCTTGGCTTCATACTTACACCTCGGTTTCTTTTGCTGATTGTGCCATTTCATGAATGTCTTCCCACGACATATTGTGGAACTCTTCATTTGTTTGTGGCACAGAAGAGTTTACACCCTTCATAATTGAATCATCATTCATGTCGTTTCTAAAAGCATCACCAGTGACATTTTCAGTAAACGGTGTCGTTGCTTTCACCATGCCCATTTTTTTCAACATAATAGTTGGATTGTTAATCATTTTACGAAGACGCATGTTTTCGTGCTTAAGTGATTCAAGGTCACTGTCCATGCTTTCCATCTTTGTAATCAAAACACCCATCAATCGTTCCGCATCCGATTGTTCAGTCATTTAAATCACCTCATTGAGAGTGTCGGCCAAAAGTTCCGGTGACACGAGTATAGTTTGATGGTCGAACTCCGTTTGAAACAGTACCACTAAGTCGGTGTCCTTGAAGGGATTGGGCCGAAGTCGGTCGATTATCGAACTTCATAACTGGTGCGCCACCAGCGTAAATATCGTTAGGACCAACTGTAAGACCACTTTCAGCCTTAGAAATAGCGGCAGACAAATCTTCCGAAAGGAAGTCTGCTACTTTACGCAATTCATTCAATTGTTGCTTTGCTAAGTTAGCATCACCGGTTGTCAAGGCAGTGATAAATGCCTTTTGGTGTTGTTCCATCTTTCTTGCCATTGGGTCCATTTTGATTAAATCCATATTCAGCCCTACCTTATCCCATGTTGTCGCTCTTTAAGAGTCTTTATGCACCCTTGAAATTTCTTGCATTCAAAAGAGCATTGCTATTCTGTTGTCCAATAGAGGGTTGTGGACCTCTTTGTTGTACACTTGTTACGGGAGAACCACTACCAGCCGATGTACGGCGTTGTGGAGCGGCTGGCCCTCGATTACGGATTCCCATACCTTGACCGCCGGGTTGAGGTGGAGGCATTGGCATACCCG